CAGACATTCAGGGTTGATTCTGCAGCCAAATAGCAATTAATGGATCTGCCGGTGTATGAGTTCGGGAATCTTCATAAAGAGACCACAAAGAAGAACACTGCTTCTGATCTACAGTATTACTATGATTGTTGCCTTCCAGGTAACAGCACAGTACTCAATGCTTATGATGCAGTGACAATGAGGCTAACAGACATCGCCTTAAATTCTCAAGATGTCAGAGTTACCTTATCTAAGATTGATCCGGTACCTGAATGTGAAAAGGAGAACGCCAAGAATTTTCTGAGGCCGGTGCTCCGCACCTCCATGGAAAAACCTAGGTGTTCAAACCTTTTGGAGAACTGGATAGCTTTGATAAAACGTAATTTTGACTGTCCGGAGTTGACGGGCGATGTAGACATTGATGCCGTCGCAACGAAAGTTGTCGACAGATTCTTTGAAGTCTACGTGACCAAGGATAGATTGTCCGCGGACTCGTATGCTGGGAGTTCAAGTGCTGTACAGGAATGGTTAAGCAAGCAACAGCCTTCCACACTCGGTCAGTTGCAAAACGTGACCCGTATGGGAGCAGTGAATGAGTACAAGCACATGATCAAGAGACAAGCTAAGGCCAAGCTTGATAACTCAATTCTTTCAGAATATCCTGCATTACAGACTATTGTCTATCATTCAAAGGATATTAATGCTGTATTTGGGCCTGTTTTTGATGATCTGACGAGGAGATTGCTTGAAAGCATCGACTCGGAAAGATTTCTTTTTTATACTAGGAAAACCCCAGGAGATGTTCAAGACTTCTTCTCGAATCTTTCTCTGAAGCAGGAACTCGATGTGTATGAGTTGGATATATCAAAATATGATAAATCACAAAACGAGTTCCATTGCGCCGTAGAGATGAAAATCTGGGAAAGGCTCGGTTTCGATGAATATCTTAAAGCCATCTGGGAAAAGGGGCATAAACTCACAACTATCACTGACTATACTGCTGGTATAAAAACCGCGGTATGGTACCAGCGCAAGAGTGGGGATGTGACTACCTTCATCGGGAACACAGTTATCATCGCCTGTTGCATAGCCTCATGCATGCCTATCGAAAGATGTTTTAAGGCGGCTTTTTGCGGTGATGATTCAATAGTGTATCTTCCCAAGGGCACACAATGCAATGATATTCATCAAGGCGCGAGTCTAATGTGGAATTTCTCTGCGAAACTTTTCAGAAGAACCCATGGATACTTTTGTGGTAAATACATAGTCAGGCACCCAGGTGGCTGTGTTGTTTACCCAGACCCACTGAAATTGATAACTAAATTGGGTAACAAGAGTATTCGTGATTTTGAACACCTGGAGGAGTTTAGAGTATCATTATTTGATGTTTTTAAACCTCTGTGTAATGATTGTTATTTTCCTTTTTTGGATGACGCAATTCGTGAGGTTTTTCCTCAGGCTTGCAGTTGTTCTTTTGTGTTGTGTGCTTTGTATAAATA